CAGGGCGTCGGCGGCGGCCTTCTCCCTCTCCTTGGCCTCCGTCAGCTCACGCAGCGTCGTCTGGTAGGCGGCAAGGTCACGGGAGACATCCCTGAACATGTTCCGGTTAATGCCGCCCGCGCTCCGGTCCTCCAGCTTCGCGATCAGTTCGCTGATCACCTGCTTGTCCTCGGCGCTGGCGTTCTTATACTCGTCGGAGGCGGCATATTTCCTCAACTTTTCCAGCGTGGGACGCAGCTGCTCCTCAAGCAGCCCCCCGAAGTTGCCGAAAAGCCCGTCCCAGTCGATATCCGCCTTCAGGCTCGCAATCTCGGCGGCGGCCGTCTCTTCCTTCTGCCGGCGGCCGAGGCGTAATACCTCGCCATAGTTGCCCGCCTCCTGCGCCTTGCGGATTTTCTCCGCATATTCCTGGGCAATGGCCAGCTTCTTCTGCTGGTAGGTCCCGTATTCCTTCAGGTAGTCGAGCATCGACTGGCGGGCGGCCTCGTTCTCCTCACGGGTCACCTTTGCCAGGTCGCCGTCACGGGCCGCAGCGGCCTTCTCACGCGCCTCCTTCAGGGTGGATTCCTGCTCATCGGTCAAGCTGCCCTTCTGCGCGTCCCGCCACTTCTTCTCCTGGGCGGCGAGCTCGGCGATCTCCTTGTCGTAGTTCAGACGGATCTGGCGGCGGCGTTTCTCGCCGCTCTCCTTCAGAAGGTCGATCTCTGCCTGACGGTTCTTCATCTGGAGTTTCAGAAGCTCCGAGGCGCGCTGCTCTTCCGACTGTTGCTCCTTTTTAGCGGCATTCGGGTCGGGCTTCGTATGACCGCCAAGCCCGGAACTCTTGGCGAGCTCGACGGATTTCTCCATTTCAGCCTGCGCCTTCTCCAGCCATTCGTCACGCTCCCTTGTCAGACGATCCACCTCTTCCTGTTTCAGCCAGCGCCCGTTGTTGTTCCCCCTGTAGGAAGCGTTGGAGGAGAAGAAACGGTCAACCTTGCCGCCGTAACCCCACCAGGTGTCATAGTCGCTTTCCGGCTTGGCCTGCGCTTCAGCCACCTTGGCGTCAAGCTCGACCGCCTTGTTCACCATGCTCTGGGCCTTGGCCTGGAGGAAAAGCATCCGGATATAGGCGTCGCTCTTGCTGATCAGGATGTCATACCACTGGGCCAATGTGTCATAATAGCCGAAAGTCTCGCCGTACTTGCTGTTAAGTTCCTTGACCTTCGCCTTCTCCTCCTCCCTCGTGCCGGTGAACTCCTTCAGGCTCGCCAGCGTGCTCTCAATCTCGAAACGGGTCTTGATCATCTGTGCACGGCCGTCGGACTCGATTTTTGCCATTTCACGGGCTTTCTCCGCCGCTTTCTCCTGCGCGTCCGAGTATCTGTCCCAGGCAACGACAAGTCCCGTGATAACGGCCGAAAGACCCAGCGTAAGCGTGGCCATCAGGGCCTGCGCCGCACCGGTGGAGATACCCAGAGCGACGGCCAGCCGGGTATTGGCGGCCGTCAGCAAGTTCTTCATCTTCACGACCGTCACCAGGCGGAAAGCGGAATCCTTGTTCAGGGTATTGAACACCTGCTGGAGACCCATCGTGATGGCCATCACGCTCTGCACGCGGGTCTGTATTTTCGCCAGGTTCTCGTTCTCCGAGGCGAAAAGCGACAGCGCGCCCGTGGCGGTGGTGAACAGACCGGCAAGGCCGCTCACGCCGGACATGAACCCCTGGAGGTTCGCGTCATCGTTAGAGAGGATTTTCGTCTGGGTGTTCAGGTCGGCAAGCGTGTCGGAAAGGAGCGCGGCCTGCTGCGCCATCTTCCGGTATTCTTCAGTGTCCTGTTTACCTTCCAGGCGCAGGCGGGCCATGCTGTCCTGAAGCTCGCGCAGCTGCATGGAAAGGCGTTTGCTGCCCTCCCGTGTCTTCTCCTGTTCAGCCTGGAGCCCGGCAAGGGCGCCTTTTTCCTCCTCAAGCGCCTTCTTCGCGGCGTTCAGTTCATCCAAGGCGGTCACCTTCGCCTTGCCGGGAGCAGCTCCCTGATAAGCCTTTTCCAGCGACTTGATGTCGCTTTCAATCTGCCCGATGACTTCCTTCTGTTCCCGGATCTTGTCGGTCAGGCTCTTGCTACCGGCCGCGGCGCGTTCTTCCTCCAGGGAGATACGTTCGTATTCCTTACGGAGATTCCGGACGCTTTTCTCCGCCTCGCGGTGTTCCTTCTCGAGCCCTTCAAGGGCCGCACGCTCTTCTTCCAGAACCTTGCGGCAGGCTGTCACATCGGCGGCAAGTTCCGCCTGTGCCGGCCCCGGCTTCATGTTCTGAAGCTGCGTTTCCATCCGGTGCAGGTCGGAACTCACCCCCTCGATGACCTTCCTCTGCTCCTCGATACGCGCGTTGATGGCCTCGGCCGCCTTACCGGCCTTCGAGGCAAGGATATCCACGGCAAGGCCGGCCTTGTCAAGGCCACCGGTCAAATGGTCCTTCATCAGGAATTCGATTTCTACGGGCTTCATCGTTTACAGTTCTAAATTGCTTTGGTAAAATTTCACTATGTCACCGGCTTCACGGGCGGCGGATTCCGGATCGATCCCGCCGCCATCGCCTTGCGGAACTTTGGAGTCAGCTACTGACCGGCGCACGTACTTGGGGGCGTCATGGAGCATCATCACCAGCGTCTGGTAGTTTACACCCCTCATGATATATTCCACCGTCCAGCCTGTTGCAGAAGCGACACTCCAGATAAAACCGAAGGGGCTATGGGAACCTTCGAAAACGATCCTTAACTCCCCTTCCTTCTTTGGCTCAGTCTCGGTCTCATCGGGTTCGCCCGGTCCACCGACCTGATAACACTCGTAAAAGCTTTGCTGCCCATCAGGCTGATAAACTCCTCCAGAGCACCCACGAGGAAACGGTGGTCCACCCATACCCGGAGAAACCATGCGACGGGGCGTTCCAGATGACGGGAAAAGGCACCGCGGCAGAGCGTGAGGGCAACCATGCGGGAGAGGGTGACACCGTGACGGGCCATGAACTCCATGCGCTCGCGGACACTGAACGACTCCATCTCACCGGGGGAGACATCCATCGACAGGTACAGCCGGGAGATGCGGATCTGGTCTTCCAGCCGGGGACGCCGCATAGTCACACGCAGACGCAGCGCCCTCCTCATGAAAGGAAGCCGGAACTCCCTCAAGGGAAGGGAGACGCCCCGGTCAAGCAACGCCTCAGACGCCTCCCTCTGCACCATTCTTGCCTTACGATCGTCCATACGCTATGCCGATGCAGTGTCGTTGATCTCGTACGGGGCGCTACCGTCCTCGGGCTTGTTCACCTTCAGCTGGCACTCGATCTTGGAGACCTCCGTCAGCGTCAGCTTCCCGCCAAGGTTCGCAAGGATCGTACCGTTCGGGATGGTCATCGTCTGCCCGGATACGAACTTGATGGTCCAGGGACCGGAAAGGTTTACCAGTTCGGTCGGGGCCTTCCAGCCCGTGGGGGCATCCTCCGGTCCCACAAGCGTGCCGCCCAAAACGGCCTTGATGTTCTTGTAGTCAAGCTGGATAAGGTTGAACGTAGGCGATACCTGCCCGTTCTTCTGCAGAAGCGTCAGCACCGGGGCGTCGGGAACCTGCTCGGCCTCGACATCCACACTCTCGGGCTTCGTCCCGCCCCAGTCCCAGCTGCCCTTCTCGATCCAGCCGATGGTCGCGGCGCCGAACGTCACGACGGCGATGCCGTAGATAAAATTCTTATTCTTTTCCATTTCGTCTCTTGATTAAAAAGGTTGATACTATGCCGGATGCCATACCGGCGATAAAGGCAATCAGGGCGATTTTAACGGGGTTAAAACGCCGTTTGAACTCCGTTTCAGCGGTTTTCGTGGCACTCACGGTGTCGCCCCGGATACGGGTCAGCTCCTCCCCGTACCAGAGGACCAGACGCTGGAGGCTGTCACAGGTGGAGGTCACCACCAGCGTGTCGCCCCTGGACGTCACGTCCACGCCCGCCTGCCCGTTTTTACCATGATAGGAGGCACCGGCAGGAAGCGCCAGCAGGTCAGGAACCGGAATCTCCAGCGTCAGCGCCGATGCCGGGAGGCCCGCCATCACCAGCCCCCGACGCCCGGACCTTGCGCTGTCCGCGCCTGACGCGGTTTTTACCGTCGTCAAGCTCCGGGTCTGTTTTCGGGAGCTCGCGCAGCTCATAAAGGACAGGGCAGTCAGCACGGTGAAGGCAATCATTGGCACCGTCAATAGCCTTGCGCAAACGCGCCATCTCTCTTCTCGTAGCACTCAGTTCTTTCTTTAAGGGTTCAACGATGTTCTCGATCAGGATGCGCGTGGCGTGCTCCGTGTTGTCTATCCGCACGGTCTCTGCGTCGGCTTTCGCCTTTTCCGCTTCCGCCCTCGCCTTCCTGACCGTGGGGCCCAGCGTCACGAGGGCCGTCAGGGCGGCCAGAAGGCCGCCGCCGAATAACCAGTTCAGGAGTACGCTCGTGTCCATGATCACCTTTCTATGATTGTCTGATACCTATCGAGACAAGCCATTCCTGCACGTCGAAACTCGGGCAGGCCTTGGCCGCCAGTTCGTTATGGCCCACGATACGCACGTCCGGGAAACGGCGGTGGAAGTCCTTCACGTACTTCTCAAGCGCACGCTTCTGGCACGCCGTGCGCGTGTCCTTCGGGGTCTTGCCGTCCTTTCCGCACCCGCCGGCATACACGACGTGGCGGCTCACGGAATTATAGCCGGCCACGCCGTTGGTGACCTCCCAGGGGTCCACGCTGGCGTCCTCGTTGTTGTCCGCCAGGCGCTCCACGCCGCCGTTCAGGTGGAACAGGTCGGTGTAGCCCACCTGCTTCCAGCCGCGGCCGCCCTTCGATACCGGATCCGTATGCCAGCGGCGGATCTCCGCGCCGCTCACCTCACGGCCCTCGGGGGTCGCCGTGCAGTGGATCACAAGATACTTCAGCTTTCCCATAATCCGCACTTTTTAAGCGGCCTCCGACGCCTGGGCCTGCGTCACGGTCACCGTCATTGTCACTTCACTGCCCGAGATGCCCACCGTCACGTGCCCCGTGCGCTCCGCTCCGGTATCGTTGGCCGTGCGGGTGAACGTCACCCTGTTGCCGGAGGCCGCCACGGTCAGCCAGTCAGCGTCACTCTCCGCCGTCACGCCGGCACCGTTGGAGGTGGCGTACGTGCGCGTGCTGCTCCCGGCCTTGTCATCAACAGACAGGCTGTCGGCGCCGCTCAGGGTCGGGGCGGCGGGCTTCGCGCCCTTGTCGTAGCCGCTCATCATCACCGCTCCGGCATCCTCTTTCTTGGGCATGCAGATGAAATAGTGGCGGAAGTTGATCTTGTTGCGCTGGTATTCCGGATCGGTCTCGGCGGCACTGTAATACATCTTCGTCGAGCCGGTGGCCTTGAACACGCGCTGGGTGTAGAACGCGAAGGAGCACTGGAACTCGCCGGCTGAGGCAGTGGCACCGAGCTCCTTCTTCTTTCCGGCAGTGGTGTACAACGGGTTGTTCGCGAACTCGTAGATGTCAAATCCGTACTGGCGTCCCACCGTACCGTCTGTGCGGTTGATGTTGTACTGCTCACGGAAGCTCTGCGATTCGCCCAGCAGGTCGTTCACATGGTCGGAACACAGTACCAGACGACGCCCGGCGGCGGGAACGCCCAGTTTGTCCAGAGAACGTTTGAGCTCGATGAGATCGGCCATGCGCATCTTCAGGCGACCGGTCTGTTCGTCCCTCTCCCCGGTGGTTTTCAGTACAGGGGTCTTGGCGGTGTTCTCCTTGGCGCACATGGCATGGGCGGACTTGGCGAACTTGGCGTCGTTGATGGCGTTGCCGTGGCTCTCCTTCACACGCGACATCTTGTCGTAACTGATCGCGTACAGCTCGTCGTCGGTAATGGGAGTCACCTTCGTCTGGAACTTGTCGAGGCTGATGGTCAGGTCGGCGTCATCCAGCGCCTGGAGGTCAATCGGGTACGTGGTGTTGTTCACCAGCACGTCCGGGTCCACGCCCACGTCCACCAGGTGGATCACGTCGTTGTTCACCAGCGAGGAACTGTCGGGAATACCGTCCAGCCACGTCGCCTCCAGACCGCGGCGCAGGTACTTCACCAATTCGCCCGTCCAAATCTCCTTGTACACACCGGCGCGCAGGATTCCCGGTTCCACCGGAAGCGCACCCACCACGACAGCCACGGCATTCATGCCCAGCGCCGACAAGGCGGCAGGAATGCCGCAGACCGCACCAAAAACAGCCCCGGTCACACCGTTGAACAACAGGGCCATACAAAACATAAGTACTTTCTTACTCATTTTCTTTTCTGTTTTTTAAAAAAAGGTTTGACTTCAAATCTCACACTCCATGCCGTACTCGGCCTTGTAAAGCTTCCGGTACTCGGCAGGCTGTTTCTCACGCATTTCCTCCAACTTGTCAACCGGAACATCGGAAAGCTTGTTGTAGCTAACAGGCTGCGTGCCCGTGGGAGCACCGCCCTGGTGACCGATGACCGAACTGAGCCGCACCTGCGGGGACATGGCCGCGAAAGTATTCTCCAGTTCCTCCGCACCGATTTTCTTGCCAAGATCGATAAACTGCTGTTTCTTGTCCTCACCGATACGTTTCTCGCTCACCGCCTTCTCAACCACCGACGTGACACGTGCCAGCTGAAGGGCGGAATTCTCCAAACGCAGGCGGTCCGCTTCCTCTTTCGATGCTTTCAACTCCGCCAGGCGGGAATTGATTGTCGCTTCATCAGCCGTTTCCGGTAGGCCCAGCGACAGGGCCAGAATTTTCTGATCCATAAAATTTTGATTTTTGGGTTTGTTATCCAATAGCGGCAGGGGACACTCGCCGTCCCTGCCGAGCTCTATCCTCACACCGTCCCTGGTCAGCACGATGGCGTCATCGTTGGCGCCGATATCCACGACGGACACCTCGGTGAGCTTGCTGCGAGTAATGGTCGGACGGGTCTGCCCCTGTACAAGATGCTCCCCGCTGTCGCTCACTTCAAGAATGTCTATCCCCACGCTCACCATCCGGATGCTGCCGAACTCCCACTGTTTCTTGCGGCGCCGGCTCAATTCGGACGCCCCGTCAAACACCGGCTCGCCGGTGATTTCGTCACCCTCCACCTTCACATCCTTCATATAACCGATCACATTGCCGCGCTCGTGCATGTCCAGCAGCACCGGGTTGCGGCAATACTGCCCGATGTCCATCCCTTCAGTCAGCACACGGAAACCGTAGCTGTTCAGGGCGCTGTTTGAAATCCGTACTCGTTTGCCCATTTCTCTTTTCTGATTTTTTCAGGTTTCACGCCGCAATATTACAGGTGAAAGGAGCCGACCTCCAAAAAAGTATGAAACGGTTGCACACTTCTATGAAAGCGTTTCAGCGTTTTTTGGAAACCCCGCACGCACGGACGCAACTTTGCCGTGATTCAGAACTTTTATACACATTCTTATGAAGAAGGAAGAGATCGAAAAGAAGAAATCGCTGGCAAGGGCGCTGTACCTTTCCGGCATGGAACAGAAGGAGACCGCCGAAAAGGTAGGGGTCTCGGCGGTCACCGTCTCCAAATGGTGCGCCGAGGGGAAATGGAAGGAGGCAAGGGCGGCGAAGAACATCACCCGCCCCGAACTGGTGAACAAGCTGCTGCTGACCATAGACAGGCTCATTGAGCAGGTGAACGCGTCAGAGGACGCCACGATGATCGCAGGGCTCGGGGACAAGCTGGCAAAACTCTCGGCAGTCATCGAGAAGCTCGACAAGAAGGCGAACGTGGTGGACGCCATCGAGGTGTTCATGGCATTCTCCAAGTGGCTCGAATACCGCTCGCAGACGGACCCCGAACTCACACCGGACCTGATCAAGGCCATCAACCGCTACCAGGACAAGTACATCATGGAAAGCATGGGGGCAAACTTGGGGGGACAGTAGCATGGCAACCCAAGCGGAAATAAAACAAAGATATGCGGAGTGGCAGGAGCACTGCAAGCGCATCCAATCACTCACGGACCTTTCCAGCTTCTCGCACGAGACAGCCGTGCAGAAAGAGAAACGCATCAGAAGGCTGCAAAACGACTACGCGGCTTTCTGCGAGTACTATTTCCCGCACTTCCTCCAGCTTCGCGACAAGGTGACCGGGGAGGTCATCCGGACCATACACAACGCGCCGTTCCACAACGCGGCGGCGATGAAGGTCAAGGGCACGCCCAACCTGAAAGCCGTGTTCAAATGGCCGCGCGGACATGCCAAATCGACCCATTTCGACATATTCATCCCGCTATGGCTCATGTTCCAGCCCAAACGGCTCATCAACTTCATGGTGGTGGTCGGCAAGTCGGAGGACAGCGCCATCCGGCTGCTCGGGGACATACAGGCCGAACTGGAATACAACCAGCGCCTCATAGCCGACTTCGGGGAGCAGAAAAGTGTCGGGGAATGGTCGGAAGGGGAGTTCACATCACGCCAGGGCGTCAAGTTCCTCGCCTGCGGGCGGGGACAGTCACCCCGCGGGCTCAGGGAGCGGGAAGCACGTCCGGACTACATTGTCATCGATGACCTGGACGACGACGAACTCTGCCGGAATGAAGCGCGGGTGAAGATACTGACCGACTGGGTGAAGGAGGCACTGTTCGGGGCCCTTGACGTAGGGCGCGGACGCTTCATCATGGTGGGAAACCTCATCTCAAAGAAATCGGTACTGGCAAACATCGCCGCATCCAAGGGCGTGCATGTGTCCGAGATCAAGGCGGTGGATAAAAACGGAGAACCCGTATGGAAAGAGAAGTGGACGAAAGAGGAAGCACAGCAGTACAGGGATTTCGTCGGCTACCGGGCATGGGAGAAGGAAATGATGCACAACCCCATCACTGACGGAACCATCTTCAGGGCGGAATGGATACGTTTCAAAAAGGCGCTGCCGCTCTGGAAATACGACATGCTCGTATGTTACACCGACCCCTCGTTCAAATCCACAACAGCCAATGACTACAAGGCATCGCGCCTCTGGGGAAAGATCGGGACGGAGCTCCACCTGATAGACTGCTATGTCCGCCAGGACAGCGTCACGGGAATGGTACGCTGGCTGTACAACCTGTACGAGGACCTGCCCGAAGGCGTGGCGGCCAGCTTCTTCATGGAGGCGAACTTCCTCCAAGATACCATCCTGGATGAGTTCACCGAAGAAGGCAACCGCAGGGGGTACCAATTGCCGATCAGCGGGGACTACCGCAAGAAACCGGACAAGATACAGCGCATCGAGGCAGTCTCGCCGCTATGGGAGCGCGGGTTCATATTCTACAACGAGGCGCTCAGGGAAAGCCCGGACATGCAGGTGGGCATCGAACAGACGCTGGCACTCGAACGGGGAAGCCGGATACATGACGACGCGCCCGACGCCGACGAGGGCGCCATCTGGATACTACAGAGGAACACAAGGGAACAGAATTACAAACCGAGGCTCGGCAGACGCCGGAGAACCTCAAAAAACAGCTGGTGACAATGAAAGGACTCATAAAAAGAATGTGGTTCGCATGGAGATACAGGCGGGCCGTGAAAAAGGCGGTCAGGATGGCAGAAATGACCGGACTGAAGTATTACGTGATATATATCAACAAAGGGCTCAAGGTAGTACCCAAAAAGGCCGTCAAGGAGCTCGTGGCAAGGCACCGCTTCAAGAAGGGCGTGACGGTGGCGGACATAGAGAAACGGGCGCTTTTTGTAACCAGATAAAGGAAGGAGGAGGGCATGTTTATCACTGAAGAGGACTATCGGGTGGTTGTCGGGGAAAACGCGCTGAAAGTCATTTCACGGACCAGTGCGGAGAACCGGACAAACGCCGAGCATGAGGCACAAGAGGAGATAGCCTCGTACCTGCGACCAAAGTACGACTGCCCGGCAGTATTCGCCGCCGAGGGGGAAAAACGCAACAGGCTCATCGTCATGTTTACCTGCGACATCGCACTGTACCACATGGCGGCGTCACTGCCGCAGAACATGGGAATAGAAATACGCAAGGAACGTTACGAGAGGGCCGTCAAGTGGCTGGAGGGCGTACAGGCCGGGAAGATAGTACCGGACCTGCCCGTCCTCACGGACGAGAATGGGGAGATTGCAAACGGATCATTCATTTACGGCTGCCAGAAAAAGCAGCGGTACAACTGGTAAGGCTATGGGATTATTCAAGGACATAAAGAAAAGGTTCGCAGGCGGGGATCATGTGCTGCGCACAAAGTACGGGGACTTCAACCTCGCGAAGGAAAGCGACCGCAAGAAAGTCAAGAAACTGGTGGTTGAGCTCCAGCGGACCACCGACGCGCTCACGCGCAAGGACATACAGGACTGGAGAAACGCGTGGCAGCTGGCAATCAACGTGGACAGCCCCAACCGGGCGGCACTCTATGACATATACCGCGACGTGGAGGTGGACCTGCACCTTTCCGGATGTATTGAGCAGCGCAAGGGATTCGTCATGGCACGGACCTACAAGATCACGGACCAGGGAGGGAACGAGAAAGAGGAGGCGCTGCACTATTTCAACCAAGAATGGTTCCTCCAGCTCATGGGGTACGCGCTGGACTCCATATACTGGGGACACTCGCTCATCGAGCTCGGGGAGGTCACCACCGACGGGGACGGCTGCCCGTGCTTCGATGGAGTGACGCTCATCCCCAGAAAACATGTCATCCCCGAATACAGGCGGGTCATCACCGACCTCGGGCAGGACTGGACGACAGGAATAGAATACCGGAAACCGCCGTTTACCGAGTGGCTCATAGAGGCGGGAAGCCCCGACAGCCTCGGGCTGTTCCTCAAGGCCGCCACGGCGACCATACCGAAGAAGAACGCGCTCGCCTTCTGGGACACCTTCGCCGAAATATTCGGGATGCCCATGCGCATCGCAAAAACAACGACCAGGGACGAGAAGGAACTGGCCAAGATGGAGAAGATGATGGACAGCATGGGTGCCAGCCTGTGGGGCGTGTTCCAACAGGGAACGGACATCGAGGTGGTCGAGAGCAAAAGGGGCGACGCCTTCAATGTCTATGACAAACGCGTGGACCGGGCAAACTCCGAGCTCTCCAAACTTGTTATCGGGCAGACCATGACCATCGAGGACGGATCCAGCCTCTCACAGTCGAAAACGCACCTGGAAGTATTCGAGAACCTCGTGGAGAGGGATTGCAGGATGCTGAAGGACATTGTGAACAACCAGCTCATACCGCGCATGGCAAAGCACGGGTTTCCGGTGAAGGGGATGCGCTTCGAATGGGACGACTCGGTGGACTATACCCCCGAACAGCAAAAAGCGTACGAGGAGATGGTGCTGGCCAACTATGAGGTGGACGGGAAGTACTTCGAAGGGAAATACGGGATGCCGGTAGGGGAAAGAAGGCAGCAGGTAGCTCCCGTACTACCCGGGAAGGAGCCGGAAGATGACGGTAAGGGCACAAAGGAGGGGAAGAAGAAAGCCGAAAATATGCGACCGTCCCGTTTTTTCGACTGAGCCCCTCCGACTATGAGGGGCTCCATGAAAGATACGCCCGCTTGACGGGGAACATGACAGCACAGCTGGAAGCCGGAAGGGAGGAACACATCCGGGAGATACGGCGGGAGCTCTCCTCGCTGTTCGACGGGATGATGCAGACACTCTACAAGCTGGAAGGTTCCCAGTTACGTATCGAGGTGCTTGAAACGCCGAGAATGAGGGAGTTCACGGAAGCACACGCCGCAGCACTCGACTCGTCGTTCCAGAAGGTAGAGATGACGGACACGATGCGGCGCAGGCTCCAACGGTCCGACTACGTGTTCTCTGGAATGAAGACCTTCCATGAACTGAACGAGGCCTTCCCCTCGCTGTTGGACGAGAACGGCGAAAGAAAGCCGTTCGAACGCTTCCTGAACGATGTCCGGAAGATAGACGAGACGTACAACTCGAACTACCTGCGGGCGGAATACAACTTCGTGCAGGCATCGGCCGAAATGGCGGCCAAATGGGAGAGGTTTATCCGGGACGGGGACCGTTACTACCTGCAATACCGGACAGCCAGCGACGACAAGGTACGCCCCGAGCACGCGGAACTCCACGGCATAACACTGCCACCCGGTGACCCGTTCTGGGAGGAGTATTTCCCGCCAAACGGGTGGAACTGCCGCTGTGACGTGGTGCAGGTACGAAAGTCCAAATACCCGGCAACACCGGCGGACGAGGCAAGAAGACGGGCCGAGAGCGTGTTCGGGGACGGGAAAGGCGAGATGTTCCGGTTCAACTCTGGGAAGCAGGAGAAGGCGGTGCCCGACTACAACCCCTACACCATACGGCAGTGCGGCAGCTGCGACCTGGCAAAAAAGACGGAGCTGGCAAAAAAGATACCGGAGAACGAGCTGTGCGCCGCGTGCAGGATTGTCAGGGAGATGGCCAGGGCTGACGCCAGGACCACACGACACAAGGCGAAAGCCTTGCAAGGGACCACGGTCACGAACCCGGACTTCCCGCACAAAATACAGGTCACACGCAAATCCATCAACGAATGGACCAACCAGCCGTTCAAATTCTTCGAGGCGAAGAACCGGATGCTGCTCGATATCGCCTCCGTATTGGGGAAGGCCAAATACCTGGGCACGGCAGACAACCACAAGGGGATTCCCAGAGTGGTGCAGTCACATATCTTCGAAACGGAAGTCCATGGGGAGAAAGCATTGGTAATCGTCAGGGAGTATGACTGGGGGGAATTCGTACTGCACAGCATATCGGACAGCAGGGAACTGTACAGCCACATAAAAAAGAAATAGCGGAGGAGGCAATCTTCCGGAACTACAATCCGGCACTGGACCTCCAACGCTATCCTGATGCAAATATACGAATAATCCGCCACTTGCAAGCAAAAGGGCGGATTATTTTTTTCAGGCATCCAGCCGGCGGAACGCCACGCACTGATAAACCTCGATGCTCTCCATGATGTCCTCATGGTTGTGGTTTGTCTGGCTCTCCACCAGGTCAAAGCAGGTGAACGTCTCACCCTCCATGCAGGCGAGCGCCTCATGGATCTTGTCCAGCAGGTCGAACACCTGCAGGGCTTCCTCGCGGAAGGGGCTGGCGTCTGACGCCGAACCGGACCAGTCCGTGACAACGTGCAGTTTCACCACAGGCTCGGCGCGGTACTCGACACCGCTGACAATGGCGTTCCACCGGATCGGGCAGAACTCCACGAAAACAGCCGGACGCGCCCAGCCCTCCTCCTGCTCGATGAACTCGACGTTATGGTTCCAGAGGTCGATGTGCCTGACAGCCCCGCCGTCCACCTCCTTCAGACGCTCGCGGAGCATGTTGTAAAGTTCCTTTCTCATTTTCTGTTTATTTCAAAATCAACACTGAAGTATTCCGTTATATTCTCCTCGATAATCTCACGCACGGCCCGCTCCACCTCGGGGGATGTTCCCAGAAAACGGCGGCGGGGAATTTGAATGGTCTTGCCCACTTTCATGAGCGCCAGCACTTTCCAGAACTCCGCCTCGGATGACAGCTGGGTGGTACGTTTGTCCTTGCGGGGACTGCCGTCCTTCCTGCGCCCGAAAGCCCCGGTGGCGGCATAGTACTTCGCCCAGAAAAAGCGCTTCATCTTCGCCGTCACCACAATCTCGCCGCCGTCGTTATGGATGGCCGCGTAAGGAAGCGTGGTGTAGAAGGTGATGCTGTTCTCCGTCGTACGGCTCTGGATGCTGCGCCGGAGCGCGCCGCTGTCAACCAGAATATGCCCGCCGGGACGGGTGGGGCTCTGGCGGCGCGCCCACGCCTCGGAGAAGAAGGCCTGACGCTCGAAATTACGGTTGAACTCGTCACCAAGCTCCACCCGCAGGTCGTCCAGGATATGGCCGATAATGATCTTCACGTCCTTGTTCATGGCATGCCTATTCAATGCGTACCCTCCCGGTGTACTGGTTTCCACGGAACTTCATCCCTTTGGTGAAGCCGCCGGGATGTCCCAGCTCTTTGATCCTCGCGTTCGCAAGCAGCAGATGCTCGCGGCTGATGGAAGAGACGAACTCGCGGTCCTTCGCCAGACCGAGCTCGCGGGCTTTCCGGGTCACGCTCCTTTCGGAGACACCGAGCATTTCAGCCAGCTCGCGGTTGATGGTGTTGTGGTAATGGCGCCGCAGGATCGAGAGCATGTTGCCGCTCCAGTAGATACGCGTGGAGTACCCCTTGTGCTCGACCAGCCGGCCCAGCGTCCGGTGCATGAAAGTGCCGTCGGCAACCTTCCGGTGCTTGCGGTACTGTTCACGCTTGTAGGACAGGACGCACTCATGGCACCAGGAACTGCGGCGGCCGTTCTTCAACGGGTAGAACTCGCGCAGCCACAGCCTGCGCCCGCAATGGGGGCACACACGTTTGCGCACCTTCCTGACTGTATTCTCACTCATGGCAGGCGGGCTGTTTGTTACGGGAAGCCTCCAGGACCGGAAGGTTCGTCTCCGTAGGGATATACACCACCGTCTTGTCATTCAGGCTGCTCTGCTGACGTACCCAGAGATACTGTATATATGTCGGGGTAAGGCTGCCGTTCTCGATGCGGATGGCCTCGGCGGCACCCTTGGCACGTTCCACCTCCGCCTGAGCGTTCAACTTCTCGGCCTCCAGGTTCGCCTTCGCCTCCTCGATCCGGATCTTCCGGTTCTGCTCCGCTTCCGCAAACTCGGCCCTTCCCCTCTGTTCCGCAGACCATACACGGTAATGGGGATAACCGAACATCCAGCAGGCGATCAGACCTGCAACAAACAATACTGTAAATAAAAATCCTTTTGAGCTCATAATCTTATTACGGGTTTTACAAAGCCGCCCAAGGCTGTCCGTTATTTCTTCCTTAAATTGGAGGTGATGCAATCCGCCAGCATATAGACAAAGAAGGCTATAAAAATGGCGGCGTCCGCATGTTCCTCCAGGACTTCAAAAAAATCCTTCATATTCATTCCTCACCAAAATTGAAAAACAGCTGCGTGTCTTCCGGCAGGTCGTTACGGGGATCGGCAGAAGCGTTCAGGATGTTATAAAACGTACGCTCGCTAATACCATACACAGGATATATGTACCGCCGCCAAATTTCCCGGTTAGGTACACCGGTCTTGACATATCGATCATATATCCTGTTGATATCAGCCACACGCTTCTGGTAACTCACTCCGTGCCGCTTGCCCATAACCTGCTAATCCTCCACGGGCTTTTCCTTCGGTTTGTAAGGACGGATATCCAGCGCCATCTCCGCGCTGACCGTCACACGGCCGCTGCCTTCACACTGGGGGCAGACTTCCGTCCTGCGGAAGAGCCGCCCCGTATCGATCCTGCCCGTGCCATGGCAACGACGGCACAGGGCTACTTTCGGGTCTTTCTTTACCTGCTGTTTCATATTTCTATCGTTATTTGTAAAAGATGTATTTTTCCTCGCAATAAATGCAATGATTTTCCTTACAATACTTCTCAACCGCTTTTCGCGTTTTAAAGTCCTTCACTTTTCCGTCTTTTGACGGAATATGCTCCACATTAAAGTTCCCGTCCACTTTCAGGGGAACAAATCTCGTCTGGGTGTTAAACCGTTTCATCCCTGTTCTTTTTATGATTCCGTCATTCCCAGGGGAATCGGGGTCCAGCTCCCGTTCCTGTCCCTCCGCTCGGCACGGATAAACTGCTTGCTCACCTCCGGCTGGTAGGCATCCTCAATAATGCGCACCCCTTCAAGGAACTGCTCGTCGCCGCTCTCCTCGGCGATCTTGCGCAGCTGCACGATACGGCTCGCCTTCAGCGTTCCTTTGGCGTCACGCGAGAGCAGCTTCAGCACCATCGAAACCAGTGCCTTCGTCTTCTCGTCACGGGCCAGGCCGGTGATGTATTCCTTCACGATGGCAATGCCGTCCTCCACCGTATCACGGTAGCCGTCGGTCACGTAGAAACCCAGCGTGATACGCTGGTCACCCTTCGAGTTGGTGAAGGTGTGCGTGCGCTGGTCGTCCCTGACACGGTCCCCGAACAGGTCGGACTTCATGGCCAGAATATTACGGAAGTTGTCCAGCACACGCTGTTTGCTCTCTTTGATCTGGCCGCTGATGGCGAGCAGCACCGGGATGGATTTCTCGATCTCCTCGTCCACCATCTGCTTGTAGGCCTCACGGTCGGCCTTCTGTTTCTCCTGTCTGGCCTTGCGGGCCTTCTCTTTCCTGAAAGCCTCGAACTCGGCTTTCTCCTCGTCCGTCATGATGACGGTCTGTCTTGTTTCGTCACTCATTGTTCTTGTTTTTTTAAAAGGTTGATATTTAACATTTGGGGGCATTCGGGTCTATGAAGACATAGGCGATGCCGCCCGGTTCCCTCACGTCTTTCCTCTGCCGGAGCCCGCCCTTGCGCTCGATCGTCCGGAGCTTCACGGAAAGCGCCTCCAGCTCCTCCAGCCCGATACGGGCAAAGGGCTTGCCGGCTATCCGGGGATGCTGACAGAAATTGTTGACACGCGCCCAGTCGGTGGTATCGACACCCAGACGCTGCATCAGGCGGAGGCACACGCTGCGCCTCCGTCTCAGCTCGTCCTTCCGCCCGGTCAGCTTCTCCAGCCCCTCGCAGCAGGCGTTGTACTCCTCGCGGCTCATCTCACGGAGGCTGTCCGTGCGGTTCCACGTGTACTCCCGTACGATCTGACGTTTGAGATCCTCACGGTCACCCATACAGGGCAGGTGGTTGAAGGAAGCGTAAAACCTGCGGAAATTCGACACCTTCTGCTTGTTGTCACGGTTCTCACTCATGGCTGTCTATACGGCTTGTTTCAGTTCATATCTGTCCTCCCGAACGGGATGGTATTGACATCCGCCTTTCTCGTGTAGGCCTGCATGAGTGCCATGGAAAGCAGCATATAAACACGGCTGTCGGCCTTGACAGTCCCCGAAATGGCGCCGACAACATACTCACCCTTGCCGGTGATGATCGAGCCGGCTATCTGCTCAAGCCCATCCGGATGGTCCTCACTGGCGGCAACGCTCATAAAAGCACTAAGGCCGTTTTCCTCACAAAAGTTACCCACGTACTGGAAGAGTTTCTTTACCGCCTCTTTCTGTTTTTCTGTAATCATTTCAGTTAAAATTTAATTGTTAATCATTATATGTTGAAATTGCAAAATCTCTTTTTTGGTATTGACTATACATCGTTTCCTCCCAGTCAGCCTCTTCCTCCTCCGGAAGGTCATCCTCCCCGAGCTCTATTTCCTTGCGGTAAATCAGGTACCGCGCCTCCAGGAAGAAGAGGACCACGCGGCGAAGAAATTCCCGGGCGGAAGCGATACCGTGCCTTTCCATGAAGGCGGAGATACGGTCCGGACCGATGGTGTTCGTGCGGATACTCACCAGACGCTGGCGGCGGAAATCTTTCAACGTGCTGCCCTTTATCCCGAGCACGCTTTCAGCGACACGCCCAAGACTTTCGGGGATATGGTAATCAGTACCGCCGTCATCCGATCCCACCAGCAGTTCAGCGGCTGCCGTCAGGATACCTTCCACGCTCATGCGCTGGGCCGAAGCCGTCTCTTTTAGAAACACGTACTGATAGTTGCTCACGTAAGTATGGACCAGGTAACCTTCCGGGCGGCGGAACACCTCTTCAGCGGCGAGTTCCATCGAAAGGTTATTCAGGGTCACGTCGGCACCGCAACAGAAAGCGCACACCAGGCAAACGGCAAGCCGCTGGCGGTTGCCCCAACCACCGGAGGCAATGGCATGTTGCAAGCTGTCAGTGACGGCCGGATCCATCTCAAAAAACAGCACCGCCTTTTCCTGACGGCGGAAAAAGAATCCCATGTCGGGGATACGGTTCATGCAGAGTAGGATGCGCCGGGTAGCCGTGGAGACCTTGCCGCCGTCCGTCATGCGGATGTAGGACTTTACCAGGTGATTCATCACTACGGTCATGTCGGAAAAATGATAGTCGGCAACCTTCCCGCGGAACAGTTCATGAAGCAAAACGGGCAGCTTCACAACATAGTTGTAACACTCCTTTCTCATGGCCGTACTGCTGATGGGGTCCACTCGACGGTTATCACGGCGTCGAGGCTGCCGCTGCCCTTACAAACGGGACAGTCACGTTTCACGCGCTCGCCCATCTCATCCTCACCCCAGAACCATCGGTTGCCCTTGCAACAACTGCACACGTGACCGTCAGAGTGATACGTCTCACGCGCTTGAACTCCTTCCGGTTTCGGATTGATGTAAACCGGAGCCATGATTTCGATAATTTCCTTGAACTTGCTCATTCCTATGATGTTTATAAATTATTACTTGTCCTTAAAACGCCTTCCTCCCAGACCACGAAATAACTGCCGGGATTTTCCGTCGCACGTCCCTGGCAAAAGGCCTTGTAAGCCACGACACGAATCTTCACGCCTGCCAGATAACGAAGCCGGACAGCGGCCTTACCCATCGGCTGCCCCTTGTGCTCCTGGGAAATGAAGATGAAGCTCTTCCGGGGGAAACGTTTGACCAGCATACTGACTTGGTCATAGGTCCACCCGGCCACCTGGAAGCTGTCCACGATAACGAAGTGCGGACTTTTCGGACGAGCAAGGCGTTCCACCAGTTCCTCCAGCGTGTCATCAACCGCGACACGAAAACGCCCGCGCATCTCGTCCATGTGAAAACGGATCAGGCGCTGCTGGAACGACTGGTTCAACCCTTCCTCGTAGGAAAGATAAAGCACGCTGTCGTAACCGCACAACTCGTAGGCGAGCTGCATCACGAAAGAACTCTTGCCACTGGCCGACTGGCCGCTGATAAACCACAGTTCATTAATGTCCGGACAGCCGAACGGACCGCTCCACCGGGGGCCCCACGGAAGGGGTTCATACTTACGGGCGATAATCTCCCCGGGGCTGTACGCACGACGGGGAGCCGACTCCTTTCTTTCCTTCTCCGCTGGGCTCTTCATCTTCAGGCACGTTTCATCAGTTCAAAAATGGTATAGACACGACGGAGACTGCCACCGCTCTTCCTCACGATTTGGGCGATATCCGTCCCTTCCGGGGCGTTCACCTTGGCAACCACGCGGGCCTGTTCGTTCAGAAACCGTTCGCGCTCCTTTCCGTCATCAGGGGTGACCTTGCTGTACTTGTCGCCGTAACGGCTCAACATCTCGGTATAACCTACCTTCTTGCACTCGATGGAGCGGTTTATTTTCTCTTTCAGACCGTCAGCTCCCATCATATACCAGGCACAACAGTGTTCGGTGGCGTTCCACAATGCCTTCAGTTCCAGAAATGCCTCATACTGAAGGTCGCCAGCCTCGTCCAGGATAATCAACGGAGTTTCGATGGAACGCAGGTAGTACACCAGGTCATCATAGACATCGACATAACGGCCGTTACTGCTCACGCCGTACTCCTTGGCTATCTTGCGGATCAGACGCTGCTTGCTTTTCACCTGGGCACAATCGATATAGACAGCGTTGCGGTGTCCCTTCACGTAATAAAGGGCCGTGAAGGTCTTTCCAATATTAGCCATATCGCACAAGATACCGCTCAGGCCGCCTTCCTGGCAGAACTCCAGCTGGGCGGTGATGTACTCGAACGTGGCGGTGCGGGCGGCCTTCCATTCCATACCGCCGCGGAGGCTGACGCCCAGTTTGCGGGCGATCGTGATCCAGCTGGCATCACTCAGCACCTTTTCAGTCTGGCCGTTCTTCACGGCACTGTAAACTGAAGTTGTTATACCCAGGGAGGCGGCGTGCTTGGCGTCACTCGGGTAGTTAGCCCGCTGGGACGAGATGGCCTCCGATATACGTTTTTTATTTTCCGTTGTAATCATGTTCTAATCTTAATTTAATATCGTTATAATGCTGTTACATGAAATCATCCAGAGCCTTGCGGCTGTAATCCTCCGGCGGAAGAAAAGTCTCCTGTAAAGCGGGACTTTCCATGTCCATGGAGGGCAATTCCACGGCCTCTACGGCCTTTTCTTTCTCCGGACGGGGTCTTGATACCCCCACGTCGGAAATGGCGTTGTTTTTGATGTATGCGTTAAAGCCGGAGATTTTTTTCTGCTGTTCCACGAATACCGTCCTGTCCGCGTCGGTCTGCTCACAGTCCGCGGTGTTGAACGTACCGACATTCTGCAACTTGTCCACCAGCATACCGTTCTGGTAGATATACACGTCAGTGATGTTGCCGTCATCGTCGGTCAGGTAGTAGGCGTCCACCTTCCAGTTGTTCGGTGCCAGACGTTCCAGCACCCCGGTACCGCTCAGCCACCAGTCCGTATATCCGACCCGGCAGTAAGAGTTGCGGCGAACGCTTGTCTCCACATGATCTCCGATAAAGCGGGCCAGAACGGCCTTGTTTATGGGTTCAAGGTTCGGATTCATGTTCGCCTCAAGAACCTGCCAGCGTGTCATGCCGGGGTATTTCTTCTGGTTGGGGTGAAGCGAGTTGTTGAACTCCATCACGTCGCGCATGTCATCGGCGACCAGCTCGTCCCAGCTGTAATACTGTTTGTCCTCATAGGTGTCATTCTGTTCGTCAAAGACCTTTCTGCTCTCCGTACGGTAGTGGCGGTCCTTCGCGTAGAAACGCCCGATACCGAGGTGGTTCCGGTGTTCCACGGCCTTCTTCTTGGCACCGTTCATCTGCTCGGCGTACTTCTCCTGGGAATTCTGGGGGGCACAGAAACGGACGAACGGGAACATCACGCCGGCCTTCAGGAAACTGTCCTTCCACTGGCTCATCAGGTGGTTCTCGACCTCCACCTGCGCCGGGCAGCCCCAGCCTTTCCGGTCGATCAGCCGGAACATGGAACGGAACATGTCCACCACCAGGTCCACATTCTTGTTGCGGTTGTACGCGAAACCGACCACGCACTGGCTGGCAACGTCATAGGCGTAATAGGCTTTCGGGCGCGCCTTGGTGTCTTTGAGCTTGCGGGGAAGGTCACGGTCGTCGAACGAGATTTTACTGAAGGAGAATTCCGGGGCATGGCGGTGAACGTGCGGCATCTGCTCGTGCATGAACGTGGTCCAGCTTGACAGTTTGTACTCAATCAGTACCCGGTTTTTCGGCTTGTTCAGGTAGTTATTGATGGTCGTCTCGCTCAAAACACGGGGTTCGCCGTTCTTGTCGGTGAAGTCGTCCGGATTGAACAGCTCACCCGTCTCGGGGTCGTAAACGTCCAGCTCGCCGCAGACGAACTGGTTGTACATCTCCGCCACGTTGGTGTTGAACGGCTTGTTGGGAAGCACGGCAATGCCAAGGATAAGGCGTTCGGTCTTGTAGTCCACCTTACGGGCCGACTGGTTGCCGAACTTGCCACTGATAAGACAGCCGTAGCCGTCACGCTTGTACTCGGCGACCTTTTTGCGGAAACGTAGCATGCTGCCCGGCAGCGTGTGCCCGAATTGCGTACGGAGACTGTCAACGGCAGCAGCCATCTTACCCCAGTCGTATTTGTCGCCGGCAATACGCTGGTAGGTCCGCGCGTTGTCATACAGGCGAATACAGGTATTCAGGACGCTGGCGTTCGTAATATACTCACGGATCTTCTCCGGCTTCAAATCAAGGCCGGTTTTCTCACGGTCGTGGAAGAAAACGACAGCAGCCTGATCGATCTCGTAATTCGAACGGACCCAACCGGCAAGGCGAACGGAATCACTGTCAGGAAAACGAGTGTAGATATCTTCCTTGTAGCGGGGAGGGAAACTGTCAACTACCACAAGGGCGCAACCTCCTCTATCACCGCGGCGGGCGATATCGATCTTTTTGCGAGCAGCCAGCTGCTTATAATTGGGTATGGTCATAATACCACCATCCACAAGCTCCCGCATCGAGATACAAAGTTTACCGTTGTAGTATTCCATATCACCCTCCCTTATTTCAATGTCATCGCCCAGCCTTGGATAAACTTTATCTCACTGACCATTACCCGGTCATAATGCCTCACCTCTTTTCCCTTGAAAAACACAGAACCATTACCGTCATTCTTGTTGAATTCCAGCATGACACCGTTGGGTAGGTACTGGCGCATATAACCATCACTGTCATGCATCGTTTCCAGTACCGGGCAAAAACACATTTCGATACCGCCACGCTCTACAGCCAGTTTCCGGATCCTCCGGGCAAGATCCGTGTCACTCTCAAAAGTGAGAGCCTTCCAAATCATAACAGAACTAACCTTGAAAGCTTTTTCCAAAAATTCCCGGTTCTCTTTTGTTACAGTTACTTGCTTTTTCATAACTATCTTATTTTAAACTAATTACTATCACCTCTTCATCAAAAGTCTTGGTTAACATCGCTTTCGCCCAAGACATTGAGTACTCGCCAATGGCCACGATCACGAATGAAACATTGTCGATCTGGTAAGGGAACAGGTCTTCTCCGTCAAGTTCGCGGAGAAAGTCACTCACCTTGCTCCATTCGCCATAGTCAACTGTCACTTTAATTGCTTTCAT